AGCTCATGATGAAAGTGGTAAATGGGAAAGACCTGATAATATATTAAATAACTGGCGAGTTACAAAAACAACATTAAGACTAGGTAGCAGGGTTATTGGTAAGTGTATGATGGGATCAACATCAAACGCATTAGACAAAGGCGGTGAAAACTTTAAAAAATTATATGATGGATCAGACGTTACAAAGCGAAACCGCAATGGTCAGACTAAGTCAGGATTATATTCTTTGTTCATACCTATGGAATGGAATTACGAAGGATTCATTGATTCTTATGGACACCCTGTCTTTAATACGCCAACAGAACCTACCGAGGGGCCACACGGAGACATTATAGACGTCGGTGTAATTGAACACTGGGATAATGAGGTTGACGGATTAAAAGGCGACCAAGACAGCCTAAACGAATATTACAGGCAGTTCCCTCGCACAGAGGAGCATGCATTTCGCGACGAAGCAAAAAACAGTATATTTAATCTTGCAAGGATATATGAGCAAATTGATTATAATGAAGAAGTTGCAACTAATGTAGTAACTAAAGGAAATTTTCAATGGGAGCGTGGCATTAAAGACTCTAAAGTTATTTTTTTACCAGATAATAATGGTAGATTTAATATAAGCTGGGTGCCGCCAATAGCTTTGCAAAATAGGTGCATAATAAAAAATGGGGTGCGTTATCCAGGTAATGAGCATATGGGCGCATTTCGGTGTGATAGTTACGATATATCAGGAACAACTGATGGGCAAGGTTCTAAAGGTGCTTTACACGGATTAACAAAGTTTAGTATGGAAGAGGCGCCGGCTAATACATTTTTTTTAGAATATGTTGCCCGCCCGCAAACAGCAGAAACATTTTTTGAAGACGTTTTAATGTCATTAGTGTTTTACGGGATGCCATTGCTTGCTGAAAATAATAAGCCTAGATTACTATATTATTTAAAAAGAAGAGGTTATAGAGGTTACTCAATGAATAGACCTGATAAAGTTTGGAATAAACTATCTATATCAGAAAAAGAAGTAGGAGGTATACCAAACTCATCCGAAGATATAAAGCAAGCTCACGCGGCGGCAATTGAAACTTATATTCAATCTTATGTAGGTAATAATCAAAATGGTATAAGCAATAATATATATTTTAACAGAACTTTGAATGATTGGGCAAAGTTTGATATAAATAAACGAACAAAGTTTGATGCAGCAATAAGCTCAGGTTTAGCAATAATGGCATGTAACAGACATTTGTATTCCCCAGTTGGAAAGAAAAACAAAGCTAAACTTAATTTAAGTTTTGCAAAATATAAAAACAGCGGTTTAAGATCGCAAATAATAGATTAATATGGCTGAGTCAGTTGTAAAAAGTTATTTTCCAAGTCAAGTCGCAAGCGATTTAGAAAAAATAAGCCCTGAGTATGGGCTTAAGGTCGCTAAAGCTATTGAGCATGAATGGTTTAAAAGAGACTCGGGCACTACTCGTTTTTATAATAACCAAAATCAATATCATAAATTAAGATTATATGCTAGAGGCGAGCAGCCTGTACAAAAATATAAAGATGAGTTGTCAATAAACGGTGATTTATCATATCTTAATTTAGATTGGAAACCTGTACCTATCATACCTAAGTTTGTAGATATTGTTGTTAATGGAATAGCAGAAAGAACTTATGATATAAAAGCTTATTCGCAGGATCCTTACGGCGTAGAAAAAAGAACAAAATATATGGAGTCAATTTTGCGGGATATGAAAACGCAAGATTTAAATAATTTTGTTCAAGAAAAGTTTGATATAAACTTATTTGAAAACGACCCGTCCACTTTGCCGACATCGGAAGAAGAGCTGTCCGTCCATATGCAGCTAACATATAAACAATCTATTGAACTTGCGGAAGAGCAAGCAATCAACACAGTTCTAGAGCAAAATAAATACGAATTAATTAAAAAACAGTTTTATTATGATTTAGCTGTTTTAGGTATTGGCGCAACAAAGACTACGTTTAATACGGCTGAAGGCGTTAAAATTGAATACGTTGACCCTGCAGATATTGTTTATTCATATACCGACTCGCCTTATTTTGATGACATATATTATATAGGTGAAATTAAAACAATACCTATTAATGAATTAAAAAGGCAATTTCCTAATCTTACTAATGAAGACTTAGAAGAAATTACAAAGCAAGGTGTGCAAAATACGGATTTTTATCATCGTACATTAAATGAAACAAATAATGTAGATGCTAACTCAGTGCAGATTTTGTATTTTAATTATAAGACTTATATGAACGAAGTCTACAAAATTAAAAGCACAGCTACAGGAGCTGAGAAAGCCTTATTAAAAAATGATCAATTTAATCCGCCTAAAGACGATAGAGCTAGGTTTGAAAAAGTATCAAGATCATTAGAGGTATTATACGAGGGCGCTTTAATATTAGGCACTAATAAGCTTCTTAAATGGGAAATGGCACAAAACATGATGCGTCCTAAAAGCGATGTTACTAAAGTTAAAATGAATTATGCCTTAGTAGCACCTAGAATGTATAAAGGTAAAGTTGAATCGCTTGTTAGCAGAATTACAGGTTTTGCTGATATGATTCAATTAACACATTTAAAGCTACAGCAAGTAATGTCTCGTATGGTGCCAGATGGGGTATATCTTGACGCTGATGGTATTGCGGAAATAGATTTAGGCAACGGAACTAATTACAATCCACAAGAAGCACTAAATATGTTTTTTCAAACAGGATCTGTTATTGGTCGATCGTTTACATCGGAAGGTGATATGAACCCCGGTAAAGTGCCTATACAAGAAATCACAAGCGGTAGCGGCGGAAATAAATTAGGTGTATTAATTATTACCTACAAATGATTCGTGATGTGACCGGATTAAATGAAGCAAGAGATGGTAGTATGCCTGACAAAAATGCTTTAGTAGGTGTACAAAAATTAGCGGCTGCAAATTCAAACACTGCAACAAGGCATATATTACAAAGCGGGTTATTTTTAACCGCTGAAACTGCCGAGGCTATTTCAATGCGCATTTCTGATATACTAGAGTACTCGCCGACGGCGGAAGCGTTTATACAAAGTATTGGCGCTCATAATGTAGCGACACTAAGTGAAGTCTCACAATTACACTTGCGCGATTTTGGAATATTTTTAGACCTAACCCCTGACGAAGAAGAAAAACAATTGCTTGAAAATAATATTCAGACAGCGTTATCAGCAGGGCTTATAGATTTAGACGATGCTATCGACATTAGAGAAATACGTAATATTAAGTTAGCAAATCAGCTTTTAAAAATAAGACGCCAGAAGAAGCAAGAACGCGACCAGCAAATCCAACAGCAAAATATTCAAGCACAAGCGCAGGCGAACGCACAAGCACAGCAAGTTGCGGCACAGGCTGAAGTACAAAAAAGCCAGGCACTAACAGCACAAAAAGCAGAGCTTGAACAAATTAAAGCTCAAATAGATAGCAATAAGCTAATGCAGGAGGCTCAACTTAAAAAAGAATTAATGCAGTTAGAGTTTGAAATGAATATGCAACTTAAAGGAATTGAAGTTGACGGACAAAAACAAGCAATTAAAGAAAAGGAAGATCGCAAAGATGATCGTACTAAATTACAAGCAACTCAACAAAGCGAGTTAATTAATCAAAGAAAAAATAATTTACCGCCTAAAGTATTCGAATCCTCGGGTAATGATATACTTAGCGGTGATTTTGACTTAGGTTCCTTTGAACCCAAGTAATTTATAGTGTATATAATTATATAATATTTTATCATGGAAAACCAAGAAGAACAAAATATTGCTCAGGAACAAGAAAATGTTTCTCAGGAGCAAACAGCTGATCCAATAGTAGAGGCTAAAATAGTTGAGCCTACAATAGAAGAGGATCCAAATGTAGTAAAAGTTGATTTAAGAAAAATAAACGAAGATGCCGTTCAAGAACAAAGCACAGATGCAGGCGATGATACTGTCGAACAACCCGGAAACGCAGAAAGTAGCGAAGAAGTGGTTGAAGAAGTACGGGAGTCCGAACAAAGCGATGAGCCCTCTGCAAATGATGGGGCTGAAGAAACGGTATTAGAAGAAATTATAGAAGAAGAAATTGCGGAAGAAGCGCAAGAATTAGCTGAAAATGTTGAAGAGGCTATTCAAGAGCAACAAGATTCTGGCATTGAACTTCCTGAAAATATTCAAAAAGTTGTGGACTTCATGAATGAAACTGGAGGCACACTTGAAGATTATGTAGCATTAAATAAAGATTACGCGGAAGTGGACGACATGGTATTGCTACGTGACTATTACAAAAAAAATAAACCGCATTTAACTGCGGATGAAATTGATTTTTTAATTGAAGATAATTTTTCATACGACGAAACTCTTGATGAAGAGCGGGATATTAAGCGTAAAAAATTAAATTTTAAAGAAGAGGTTGCACAAGCAAGACAATCTTTAGAAGGATTAAAAAATGAATATTATAAAGAAATTAAAGCGGGCTCTAGATTAAACCCTGAGCAACAAAAAGCTGTAGAGTTTTTTAACCGCTATAATAAAGAGAACGAAGAAATCACAAAAGTTTCTGAGCAGCAAAAATCTATATTTCAAAAGAAGACTAATGAAGTTTTCTCTGACTCATTCAAAGGTTTTGAATATAATGTTGGTGATAAAAAATATAGATTTAATGTAAAGCAGCCAAATGAAGTTAAAAATACTCAGTCTGATATTAATAATTTTGTTCAAAAGTTTTTGGACGAAAACAATAGTATGAAAGACGCTAAAGGTTATCATAAAGCTTTATTTACTGCAATGAATACAGACAAAATTGCTCAACACTTTTATGAACAGGGTCGCGCAGATGCTTTAAAACAAAGTATTTCTAATGCTAAGAATGTAAAAATGAACCCAAGAGGGGTTCACGAAAAAGTTACATCTTCGTCTGGACTTACAGTAAAAGCTATATCTGGTGACAACTCTTCAAAATTAAGAGTAAAAATAAGAAAATAACAAACTAAAATATAAAAAATGAGTTTTCAAACAGGAGGAGCGTTCCCAGCGGGACTAACTCCATCACCAACAAAAACGTTGTTTGATAAGAATTATCTTTCTATCGGAGACAACGACTTTAACTTTACTAAGCAGTTTTTGCCAGAGGTATATGAAAAAGAAGTAGAGCGTTACGGAAATCGTTCTATCTCTTCTTTCTTGCGTATGGTAGGGGCTGAAATGCCTATGGCTTCTGACGAGGTTGTATGGACAGAGCAAGGGCGTTTACATATTGCATATGACAATGCAGCACTAGCTAGCACAACAGACAATACTGAAAAAACAATTAATATTACTGGGCACTCAATTCGTGCTAACCAAACAATTGTTGTTTCAAAAGGTACTGATTCTGTAAAAGCTTTTGTACAATCTGTATCAACAGATAGCATTGAAGCATACCCTTTAACTTCTGCTACATGGCTTGCAAGCTTTGTTGCTGACCCGGCGCCAGCACTTAAAGTGTTTGTTTATGGTTCAGAATTTGGCAAAGGCTCAGCGGGAATGGCTGGATCAGTTGACGCTGGTTTCCAAAGATTCTCAAATAGCCCTATTATCCTAAAAGATAAGTATTCTATTAATGGTTCTGATACTGCTCAAATTGGGTGGGTAGAAGTAACTACTGAAATGGGTACATCTGGATACTTATGGTATTTGAAGTCTGAGCACGAAACTCGTTTGCGTTTTGAAGATTATCTTGAAATGTCAATGGTTGAAGCTGAAAAAGCAACTCAAACTATTAATATTCTTGATAACTCTGGCGCAGATTCTGGTGCTAATGTAAGAGGTACCGAAGGTCTTTTCTCGGCTATTGAAAGCAGAGGTCTTGTATTCCAAGATCACGACTTTGATAATACCAGCGGACTTTCAGGCTTAGGAGAATTTGATGAAATTCTTAAAGAGCTTGATAAGCAAGGAGCTATTGAAGAAAATATGCTTTTTGTAGGTCGTGGTACATCTTTAGCTTTAGATAATATGCTAGCACGCGCTAATTCTTACGGAAGCGGCGGTACATCTTATGGCGTATTTGAAAACAGCGAAGATATGGCACTTAACTTAGGATTTTCAGGATTCCGTAGAGGTTCTTACGATTTCTACAAAACTGACTGGAAATATCTAAACGATGCTGCTACTCGTGGTCTTACTGATGACATTGACGGTGTACTTGTACCTGCTGGTGTATCAACAGTATATGATCAAACACTAGGTAAAAATATCCAACGTCCATTCTTACACGTTCGCTACAGAGCTTCTGAAGCTGATGATCGTAGAATGAAATCTTGGATTACTGGATCTGTAGGAGGAAACTTCACGTCTGATATTGACGAAATGAATGTTCACTTCCTATCTGAAAGAGCGCTATGTGTACAAGGAGCAAACAACTTTATCTTATTTGAAGATACGGCTGCTGCTGGTGGAGCATAGTAACCATATTTAAACTTAGGGTCGTATCTTCGGCCCTAGGTTTATTTTTATTTTTTTAATTATATTATATCATGAAAACAAAAGAAATTAGTAAACCCAAAAACTGGGAAATTAAAGACCGTGTATATTATTTAAACGGCAATAAACAACCTATTATAAAGTCAATAGCATCAAAGCATACAGCTAAAAGAAGTTTGTTGTGGTTTGACGAAGAAAAAGGTTATCAAAGAGAATTGCGTTATGCCACTAATCAACCGTCAGTATTTGTTGATGAGCAAGACGGCCCAGTTACTCTTGAACAAATAGTATTTAGAGACGGATCATTATTTGTTCCTAAATCAAAACAAAATTTACAGCTATTACTTTCTGTATATCATCCTTTAAAAAATTCTGTATATTCTGAACTAGACGAAGTTAAAAATGCAGAACAGGATTTAGACTATTTAGAA